CATCATAGCGGATATAAGTAATACCATCCACACTACCAGTGAACCACTGGTACTTAAACAACCCATTGCCAGAACCAAAGTTAGAGACTGGAACCTGCATAGTTTGCAAGTCGAAAGGACCACGGAAATCCCGAGCCAAACCTTCTTGACGTTCAATCTGTAGACGCTGTGCGAAGAAGGTTTTACCACAGACAACCAGAATATCACTAGCTGAGTTACCTGTCTTCTCCAGATCTGTCACTAACAGATCCCTTTGCTCAGTAAACAACTCATAATGGTCTACAGAAGTAGAACCAAGCTGCATGGTTACTTTACCAGCACCATCAGCGCCGGTAACCAAGTTAGCCCTGGTATCACCAAAGATATCTACGTAGTAATCATACTCAGGCATTGGGCCGTTCAGGGTGATGTTAGTATCCAGAGTGATCAACTGTGCCATGGCCAGCTCATCAAACAAGTCCCAAGACTTTGCAGACCTCCTGCTCATACGAGCAACAAGATATTCTGCATCCATCAGCTCCTGAGTTCCAGGTTTCCTACGGTTAACACGATCCCCAGGCTTGGTGTTTCCTGTGATACCAAAACTACCAACCTCATAGAGCAACTGGCGGGGCCTATCCTTACCTAAGCGAGGACCATAATCCTGATAGGCTTTACCCGCTGGGATTTGGGCCTCATCAGTGACCTCATCATACTTCACAGTATTGGTTTCTAAAAATACGGAGTTTAGTTCTCCACCAAATAGGGCAGTTAAGAGCCCTGGAGTAACCTCTTCTCGTTGTACGAGAGGAGTGATGTCCTCCATCTCAAAGGCATTCTGTGTAGAAGCACTCAGCGCCTTAATTACATTCATTTTATCAGACATTTATTCTTTATCCTTTATTCTTATGAAGTGAAGGCAGGAGTAACTACAGTGGCTTCATCAGCTGTAGTGATTCGTTGTGCTTCTAGTGCTGTCAAGAACTCAGCTTGGTCAGCAGCAGCTACAGACCCCCAGTCAATACCAGACTCCAAGATAGTGGCATCACCTCGATACAAAACAGTCATTGACTGAGAAGTACCTGTAAGGAGAAGACCCTCTTTGTTGAAACCTTTGCCAAATTCGTTACCCACTGTTAGGCAGATGGAGGCATTAGTCACCAGAGGAGAGGAAAGGTCATTGCTGTAAGCCCTTCGAGCAATCCAAGTAACAGTGGCATCAGTAGTTTCACCACCAACTTCAGTGTTCCATGGTGATGGCTCTGCTGCATCTGAAGTTCCAGCTGCTACAGCAACATACTCATTGCCATCCCTGGTAGTTGGCTTAACTACATCCCCAAGGGAATAGGCAGTGGTAGCAGCCCAATCAGCTGCGGCAGCTAGTATGAGGAATGCACTGTCTGTGTCACTCCACATCAGGGGTGTGCCAATATTATCAACAGTTGTAGAGCCCTCTACATCTACAGTGGCATATTTGAAATTGGTGAATGTGTTATCATCATATGAGCTTTCACCAGTGACGAGCTCACTAAGGTACTTACGTCCAGTTGCGTTAACAGGCATTACTTGGCCTCCTCTTTTATTGCATCTTGTGCTTCAATGGCCTTCTGTAAGAAAGTTGGCTTACCTTCCTCTTCAGTTTTGCCTTCCTCACCTTGCTCCTCAGAGAGGGCCTTTGCCAAGGCATTTTCCTCTTCAGTGGCAGGCGTGTTTGCTTTTTCAATCTCTACACCAGCAACACCATAAGAGACAAGCTCATTAAGTGCTTTAGTGATGTTATCACATTGCTCAGGGGTAACTCCCAACATAACTTCTGTCAGGCCCTTGGCAACATCTTCTGACAATTCATAAGGGTTGATAGATTGCTCTATATTCTTTGCCTTTAGGATTGCCACCTCATCTTGGAGGCTTTTGATAAGCTTTTCAGACATATCGTTATCTGTTCCTTTATTTATTTTAACGTTATCTTCCCCATTCTCTTCCGAGGAAGATTGGGATTCTTTAACCACCTCACTAGATTTTTCTAGTGGAGTAGATTCTTCACCAATGACCTTAAGAATCTTCTTCTGATTCTCTGATAAGGCCTCATCTGGATTCTTTGCTTTGAGCATGATGGGGTCATTCAACAGGGATGCTGCACCACCTTGACTCTCTTCTGTGTATGCTAGGTGTGCCTTCTTGAAGTCAAAGGTAACACCCTTATATTGTTTCGCTTTAGTCATCTAGGTCTACCTCTACAACTTCTGTGGCCTGTGCACCAATGCTTAGCCCCATCAATGTTCCTTCCTTCCTGAGTTCCCAAGCAGCTTTATTTAAGAACTGTATCTCCACTAGGGGTTGCCCTTCCTCAACAAGAGTATCCCCTATCATACACTCACAAGGATTAACCCAGGCCTTTACCACCTCAAAGGATTCTGTCTTATGGGTGTGGAAGAGGGATGTCTGTAGGATGCCAGAGTCGTTAGCTTCGTTGAAGCTCTTGACCAAGGAATGGGTTTCTTCCAAGTCTATTGTATAGCCTTGGCCATCTATATCATTTGGCAAAATATACAAATTTTCAATCGCCACCATCTTCTCTTCTTGGAACTGTTTAATCACTGGGAGGCCAGAGTTTTCTTTGGAACTACCAAAATGTTTGGTAAAGAAACTATCCAAGGTTTTCATGAGACTCTTCTCTGTTACAACATCCTCATTTGTACTTACTAGTTTGTACTCTGAAAGCCTCACTACTTCCTCAGGGTCTCCCTCGAAGGTGGCCAGTGTTCCTGTGAATTGGTAAGCAACTCTAAAGTTAAGATAAGCACCATGTTCATAGTCATAGACCTCAAAGTACGCATAGGTATCATCAAAATCAATGAGGTAAATCCAGTCAAAATCACCCTCAGGTTTAAAGGACAATTTGAGGTTCTGATATATGATAGACCTCTTATCCTCTATCGTGTTCTTCTTTAGCTCAAACATTAATGCCCCCATTAAAGATTAGTGATTGGATTCCAGTCAGTATTAAACCTCTGAAGCTCTGCACCTGTTGCTATGGTGTAACTGACTATCTCACTGTTTAGGGCATTGAAGCCATAGATAACAGTCCCAGCTGCATTGACTGTTATTGGTGTATCAAAGCTCCAATCAACAGCAAAATTCTCTGTTAGGGTTCCATTTATAGCATACCCCTCCACTTCTTTTGTCTGGCGGTTGAGGCCAAAGATCAAGGTGCCATTACTAGCCAAGTTTGTATCATCACTAAGGTTAGAGGAGAAGGTGTTATCTTTCACCCCTGTGGCCACTGTGTAGCCTTCCATAACCTGTGTAACCTTGTTGTATGCGTACAGTAGACCATCACTACCGAAAGCAGTTTTACTCATAATCATTTCCTTTATTTGTTAATAATGCCTTCAGCTCCAGTAGTCATATCTGTAACTACAAAGGTTGAATCTGTTTCTCTCTCTATTGTTAAATTCTTTATTACATTATCAGAGTCCGTGAGTTTATCAGACAGGGATTTCTCTACACCACCATTATTAGAATTGGTACTTGATGACTTGCCACCACTCTGTGTATCACCTGTGCCTGAGGACCCTTTAGACTCCCCTGCTCCAGACTCACCTTTGTTAGTGAAGTCCAAATCCATGATACCTTCTACAGGTAGGCCTGTCCTTCTGGCTATGTCTTCCCACATATCTGGGGTTAACATCAAAACGCTACCTACGCGCTGCACGAATTTCCCAACTTCCTCTAACGACATCTCTGAGGGGTCTTTGGGTCTGAACCTAGGCATATCAGAGTAGTTAAGGTGAATGTTGTTAGCTGCTAGGAGAGTTGGGGCCAACTGACAATTCAATACATCTATTTTGAACTGTGCAGCCCGCTCAACGAAAAATTCATGTATTGTCACTTTGTTAGAGCTAAGTGCGTAAGATCCTCCACCATCTTGTCCTATGATAACATGGGATGCCCCAAAGACATTGTAGATACTCTTGTTACGTTGATCTATAATCTCTGAGGTTCTATATTGCTTACCACCACCATCTATACCTTTAAGCTCAAAGTCATAATCGTAAAACTTGGTATTTGGATCTGCTGATGAGGAGAGGATTATATAACTTGACTCGCCTGCTGTCAGTGCTGCTACGTCCTTCTGTAGCTGTGCATACTCAGCTGCCTCATCTGGGTATGCCTCAGGGCTTGCTGCCCTCTGTAGAAGCTCTGGGTGTACCCTAACAACGTAGGCACCTCCCATATCCTTGGTAACACCAATCACCTCAAAATTCTGTACAAGCCTCTTCTCCACCCAAGCATCATAACAATGCATTAGGGGACTATCCCCTTGAGGATCATTATCTGTGGGGTTGTACCTGAAGTGTAACAGGGCTTCATTCTTTATATATTGATAGTCCATGTTACTAAGGATTGAGCTTCCCTCAATTATACCCCTCTCAAACTCTTTCTGGGTGGGTTGCTTTATTTTTGTTATCATAGGCTTTTGTACAAAGCCCAGAACTTCTCTTCGTTCCTTATCCCACACCCAGCCATGCACTGACTTCTGGTGCCTGGGGGCAAGTTTCCTTAGCACCCACATGCCTTTAAAAGGTCCAAAGGCTCTCTTCTCCATAACTATGTTCTGTAGGGAGAATCCATATTTTATATCTGTCCCAGCATTGTTCATGGCCTGTAACCATGTCCCTGTAGACATTGCATGTATGTTGTAGTTTAAAAACTCAGCAGCTTCCTTACTCAGGGTGCTGTTGCTCTTCCCTGCTACAAACTCTCCACCACTTAGTGATAATAGTACAGGGACATTGGTAGCATCTATGGATGACCACACTGCATCATCCCTAGCCATATTGTCAAAGGTGCATAACCTCTTGGGCATAACAAGATCTGCAACAGCAGTGTCTTGAATAAACCTTGAAGATGTTATTATCCTTGGCTGTCCTTTCTCTTTGGAGGAGAGAGGTCTTATGACACTCTTACTACCTGCCGTATCTGCTTTAGTAACATCTTCTTTCTTCTTGGCCATGTGACGCCCTATGGTCTATTTACTCTTCTGTAGTATTGTTCCCTGATATATCGTCTTCAGGGATTTCACTCTCAAGATCTTCACCCTCTGGGGGCTCTTCTGGTGCCACCTCTGGGAGGTTAGTCTCTTCCTCAGAAGTCCCACCAGAGATTGGGGGTGTTGTGTCCTCAGACTCTTCACCTTCGTTTCTGGCTTCCATAGCTTTGCGAATGTACTTCTTAATAGCTGAGGGCACTTTGACACTCTCTGGAATTTCTACATTCACAGTTTCTGCAAATCTGAGGAGTGGTTCCTTGTTGTTCAGTCCTTCCAGCTCCTCGTAGGGATTCTCTGGGTAATAGTTCTTCAACCTGTAGAAGACAGCCCTACCCATGACCCCCCTGAAGTTCCTCATTGTGAGGTCATCCTGGGTGTCAGTTTCTGCAATCCTCCAGCCTTCAAGAATCAAGCTTTGTATCTCTAGGAAGAATTCTCTCTCATACCTTGGGCCTTGGCCCTTGCTGGTAATGACCTTACGTTCATAACTGTTTACTGATGGCATGGATTCCCTCCGAGGAATTTTGTTTGTTGTTGCGTATTACATCGCTGGAGATTGTACTGTTGGGGGTTTGGTTTCTGGGGGCTAGTTGGAATGGCCTGCTGGAGGATAAGCGAAGGAAGGCTGCACTAACAATATCAACAGCTTCATCCTTACGATTCCCTGATGACTTAGTTATCCCATCAAACATTTCTAGCTCACCATAGAGCCAATCTAAGGTCGGCCTATTAAATGTGTTTTCAAGAATATATATTAACCCATTGTCCAAGGCAGCAGAGAAAGATTCAAAGTTCTTAAACTTCTGGTTTACTTGGTTTCCAGGGGCATGTTTGAATACCTTAAATCCCTCCCTAGCAAACTCAGCAGCCAACCTCATGAAAGTTTCTTTCCCAGCCGCTGTATCTTGGGGGATTACAAATTCTACATCTTCTCCATCATGTGCTGCCTGTTTTAACATCAGTCTATTTCTAGGTCCAGGAAGCATTCTAACTCTTCCCTTTACAGGAGTGTCTTCATCTCCAAACTCATCAATGTAGTCTCCTTGTATATAGTATAAACCATCCCTACACCTAGACATCTTTATACAAGCTGTGTAGTCTGGGTTTCTATAATTTTGAGTTGGGATACTATGAGCCAAGTCAAACGCTCTCACTGTAGTTGCACCACTTGGTACACAATCAGTCTTAAGTAGCTTGCTCCTGTTGAAGTAGAGGCCAGCATCATTTGTTGCAGCCCAACAACCTAACAGAAGTTGTTTGCGCTTAACTTCACCAAGTGAGTCTAGGTTATCTTTATAGTCTTTATCTAATTCGTTGAGGTAAAGATTGTCCTCAATGGTTGCTGGGATATAGGTGTAGGTTTGTGGATTCTTTTTATATTGTTTTCTTAGAGGCTCCTCCTCCCAGCTAGTGATCAGTCCACCATCTACTACTAAATAGTACCGAGTCTTGCCTGACAGATCCTTTATGGGGTAGCCTTCTTCATCTAAGAAAGGCTTAACCCACTCGTACACAAAGTGAGTGGGGTCTGGGTTTAGTGTACACCTTATACCCTTTACTACGTTGGCTCTTGATCTATTTCTTGATCTTAATACTTCAAACTGGTAAGAGGACCGAAACTGAAACTCCTCAAAATAAATTTTCGCGATTTCGCTCCCGTAATATGAATCTGCGTCCTTGTCATAAGTGAGATAGCCAAATGCTGTACGTGCTCCCGAAGGAAAAGTTATAGTTTTTGTTTGTTCACTTATGTGGGATAAGCCAATCCATTTACCTCCATCATCCTTTAGGAGTTCCATATACATCAGCTTGGCTTCAGGCCAGATTCCCTTGTCTATTTCTGTGGTTGTTGTGCGAAAGAAAACAGAGAAGTAAGCAGAGTCATGCACACCCTGTAAA